CAAGGTGACACTGTAAAATCGGCCTCTTGGTATAGAAATGCTATATCAGATTTAGGCGGTATATCAGCAAATAAATTAATGAGAGAAGGACGACTTACAGGTCGGCCAAATATTGGTTTATTAAATTTGTTTTTTTATGACCCAAAGTATAAAAAAACATTACCATATTATGATACTTTTCCGCTTGTATTGCCATTAGAGACAATAAAAGGTGGTTTTAGTGGTTTAAATTTTCACTATTTACCACCATTAGCAAGAATAAGATTATTAGAACAAATGCAAAGATTTTCTACAAATAACAAAAACAATACGACTACACGATTTGATGTAAGTTATTCACGTGTTAAAAATAATCCATTAGTTCGACCTACAATTAAAAAGTATTTGTTTAAACACGTTAGATCAGGCTTTTTAAGAATAGAATATGATAAAGCGGCAATTGCTTGTTATTTACCAGTTCAACAATTTCAAAAAAGTTCTGCAGCTTCTGTATATGCAGCTTCAAGGAGTTCTATCTAATGGCAATTTTAAGAGGCGGTGTTCGTATTGGTGGTTTTGATATACGATTAGGTCTACCACGTGATCGTTCATTAGATAATATTGAAAATGACCCTCGTTTTAGACAAAAGGCAGGCGGTAATCCAGAAACAACCTTGGGCCGTTTTCAAGGTTATGTAAATGAAGCAGAAGGCTTTGCTCGTAAAGCAAGATTTTATGTTGAGTTTAATTTACCTAGAAGTAATAATGGATTAGATACAACAACCAATTTAAATTCTGAACCATCTGTATCACAACTTGAAGCTAGAACCACATTTAAAGATCAAGGCACAATGACATCACTACATAAAGCAAATGGTCGCCGAGTTCAAGCATTTTGCACATCTATATCTATGCCTAATAGAACAATTGAATCAAAAGAAATTCGTACACATGGCCCTGCTAGACAAATTGCCCATGATTATAAATCAGAAGATATAACTGCTACTTTTTATTGTGATAAGTTTTTAAGAGAAAGATCATATTTTGAAACTTGGCAATCGGCAGTATTCAGTACAACATCACATAATTTTAATTTTTATGATAATTATGTATCAGATATTAATATATTTCAATTAGGTCAATTTGCAAGTCGTAATGAAAGAGATGATGTAACATATGCTGTTAAATTATTTGAATGTTATCCTAAAGTTATAAGTCCTGTTGAATATAGTTATGAAACAAATGGCATACAAACATTTACAGTTACTTTTACTTTTAGATATTGGATAAATTATTTCCTAGATAGATCAGGTAACATAGAATTAGGTAAAGCAAACTTTAGAAGCGTTGATGTTAAGAGTAAATTTGGCGCTTTAGGTGGCTTACTAAATAGATTACCACCAGAATTAAGACGAGCTGGCATAGATGTAATTCAAGGCTTGAAAAGAAGAATACCGATTGGTGGTATTACAGGTGGCCGTGTATTTCCGCCTTTCGGAGGTTTACCGCCAATTAACTTATAACAAAGGAGTATATTATGTCTTTACCAAAGGTAGAAGTTCCAACATATGAATTGACCCTACCATCAGAAGATAAAAAAATAAAGTACAGACCTTTTTTAGTGAAAGAAGAAAAAATACTTTTTATAGCACTAGAAACAGGCAAAGAAAATGATATGTTAAACGCATTAAAAAGTATAGTTGATAATTGTACTTTTAATGTACTTAATGTAAATAATTTACCTATATTTGATATAGAATATATTTTTATCAATATAAGAGCAAAATCGTTAGGAGAAAAGGCTAAATTTAGGGTGTTATGTCCTGATGACGGAAAAACTTATACTGATGTTGAAATTGATTTATCAAAAGTAGAAGTTATAGTTGAAGATAACCATACAAATAAAATTATAATTGATGAAAATAGACAATTAGGTTTAGTATTGAGATATCCTACAATTGCTAATTATGCTGTTCAAACTTTAAAAAAATTAAATAATGTTGAAGCAATTTTTTCATCATTAATAAAATCAGTTGATCATATTTTTGAAGGTGATAAGATTTATCCAGCAAAAGATTTAACTGAAACTGAATTAAAAGAGTTTTTTGAAAGTTTACCACAAGAAAACTTTTTAAAAGTAAAAGAGTTTTTTGACACGATGCCAAAATTAAAGGCAGAAGTTGAAGTTGAAAATCCAGTTACTAAAGTAAAGAGTAAAGTTATTTTTAGTGGTTTAACAGATTTTTTCGGATTGGCCTCTCCCATAATAGCCTAGAGGCTTATTTTGAAACTAATTTTGCATTGATACAACATCATAAATATTCATTAACAGAAATTGAGAATATGTTGCCTTGGGAGCGTGATATTTACATACAAATGTTAATTGACTACTTAAAAGAAGAAAACGAAAGAAGAACAAGAGAAAATAGTAAATGAACAAAGAGTCACACTTTAATACTAAATGGCGGCCTGCTATGGGTTGGTTATACTTAACTGTATGTTTATGTGATTTTATATTGTTTCCTGTGTTATGGAATATGGCACAAACAATATATTTAAGTCAGGTCGTATTAACACAATGGAGTCCTATAACATTAATGGGTGCAGGTTTCTTTCATATAGCTATGGGAGCAGTTTTAGGCATTACATCTTATGGTAGATCACAAGAAAAAATTGAAGATAAAAAAGTATCTTTACAAATGTCAAAATCAATACCACAAAAAAATATAGACGAACAAATAGGTTAATAAATGTCAGCATTATCAAAAATAATTACAGAAATGAAGAATACTGATGAGACATTAGGATCAACAGAAGCTAAAAAAATATTAGAGAGTTTAGCAAAATCAATGCAATCAGCTTATGAAGGCACTGATAAATCTATGACAGGCATGGTCGATAGTATGAGACCTAATTTTAAAAAAGAAATTATTGAATTAATTGCAAAATTAGAATCTGATACTCCTGGTGATAAAATAATAGCATTCGAAAAATTAAAAAGTTTGCAAGAAAAATTTGGTTTCTCTTTATTTTTATTTTTAAAAACTTTTGGTTTAAATATTGAAAAGTTAAATAAAGTTGTAGATAATATGGAAAAAAATGAACAAAAAAGACAAGAAATTATTGCTTCAGAACAAGCATTATTACAACAAGAAGGCGTTAATTACAAGACAGATGATAAAGGCAATATTCAAGTTTTAAATCAAAAAGAACGATTACAAGAAATTTATGATATACAAAATCAAGTTAATGAATTACGTAGTGATAGATTAAAATTACAAAAAGATTTTGAAAAAGGGCAACTTGATAGTGATAAATTTAAAGCTGATTTAAAAGTTTTAGATGATAGGGCTAAAAAATTAGAAGCTAGAAAAATCGGTGTAGGGTATGATGATCCTAATAGACCTAAAACATTAAGAGAGAAATTTACAGGAGCAGCACAAGGCGTAGGTGGCTTTTTTAGAGGTGAAAGAGGGCCTGAAATGGTGCAAATGGGTATGGGCGCTATGTATCAAACGGCCATGTCTCCAATAGAAGCTGGCAGACAAATGATGGGCCAACTTAATATGTTAACATTTGGTTTATCAGGAGCTATTACAAAAGGTATGGGTAATTTATTAAGACCTGTATTTAATCGTTTTACTTCAGGATTTGGTACTGGTTTATCATTGTTAGGTGATAAACTTTTAAAACCACTATTGTTAGTGGTTGCTGTATTGAGAGCAGGATTTTTGGCTATGTTGGCAAAACTAGGTTTATTAAATGTATTATCAGGTTTAGGTAATTTACTAGGCGTAAGATCATTATTTGGTAAAGGCGCAGCGGCCAATATGCAAGGAAAACCTGGTAAATTTCCTGTAAGAGGTGCTGGAATTTTAGCAGCAGGCACAGCTGTTTTTGGTGCTGCTCAGGATTTTGAAGACATTAATAAACGAAAAGACGCTGGTGAAATAACCGAAAGTCAAGCAAAAATAGAAAAAGGTGGAGCAGTAGGCGAAGCTGGCGGCGGTGTAGCAGGAGCAGTTGCAGGCGCAAAACTAGGTGCTGTTGTAGGTTCTGCTGTACCTATTGTAGGTACACTTGTAGGTGGTTTATTAGGTGGTGCTGCTGGATATTTTTTAGGAAGTAAAATAGGTAAAAAAACAGGTCAAGTTATAACATCAGCCGTAGTTGATAAAGATGTAGATGACGCAGGTAAGGAAGCTTTTTTAAGAAGAAAAAGAGATAGAGATAACGATATGCCGTTGGCTTCTGAATTTGCTAGTGTAAATGAACGATTTATGGATCAACAAAGAATTAAACCTACAACATCTAATAATAATGCAATCGTGGCACCAACAAATAATATTAATAATAGTTCTACAACACAGGTCGTATCAATAGAAACAGTTAATCCAGATAAGACTTATATAAATTTAAATCCAGTAATGATTTAAACGGTGGCCATTTCTAGCCACCGCCAAGTAGTGAGAGATTAATCCTCGTCAGCTAATTTACTAAAGTAAGACAACGTATCGTCATCATCACTAGCAGAAGAAGATTTGTTACTTTTTACTGTACCGTTCTTTTTTGTTGGAGGGAGGTCAACGTCTTCTACGGTATCAGCATTCCTTGAGCCTGTAATTACCCTATTCAGTTTCTCTTTGAGTTCATCATAGGACTTAAAATTACTTGCGGCTAAGAAAGGCGTTAGAGCATATTGCTTACTCCAAATTGCTTTTATCTTTTCGTCACTTTCAGCAATTTGTGCAACAGGATCAAATTCAGATTTATCATAGTTCCAATAACCATCTACTTTACGTATTTTTAGTTTAAAGTTTGCACCTTTCCAAAAATCAAATGGATTAATTGGCTTCTCATCTTCAAATGCTGGTTGCATTGCTTCTGTAATTTTATCAAATATCTTTTTACCATATTTAAATATAAACACCTTGCCTTCGTTTTCAGGATGTTTAGGGTCACTTACAACCAAAATATTTGAGTAATAAGATAATTTTCTTTTTCTTTTTCTTGCAATCTCTTTATCAGATTCAACACCTGTATTCCACAATCTTGTATTTTCTTCACTTACAGGATCTTTTTGATTTAATGTAGTAAGAGAGTTTTCAATATACCAGCCGCCTGGTCCTTGAAATGCGTGTGACCACACTCTTATCCACGGCATATCTTCAGACTCACTTGCAGGTAAAAAACGAATAACTGCATAACCATTACCTGTTTTATCTAGTTCTGGTTTCCAGATTCTTTCGTCTGTGTATTTGTCTTTTGATGTTGATTTTTCTTCTAAATTTAGACTTGCTTCTAGTGCTTTGGTAAGTTTATCAAAGTTAGAATGACTTGATTTTAATGATTCAAAGTTCATATATTCTCCGTATGTTTGTATTTGTGTTAGCTGTATAATCGCTATCAGTTCTATTTATAAGACTTATTTCTTTCTCTCCACTCTTTATGTTGCCTTGCCCATTCTTTAGCCGATATTCTACTTGGTTGAGAACGAGCTTTATCTCTCAAATTTTCTAATTTAGTAATTAAATAGTTTAATATTCTAATATACATAGTATTAATATATCACAATCCAAGTTCTTTGTCAAGCATATCTAAACTTGTATATACTAGATTTTTAAGGCCAATCCATTCTTGTATTGGCATATCTGTTAAATTTCTTTGGTCATTGTATTCATTAACCTTTATAAACTTTACTTCAGGATTCCATATACTAAGCGTTTTCCATTGGTCTATCCAATTTACCGCAGGTGTCGGTGAGTGTTCTGGTATAACATAATGCTTCGTACCAGCATATAGATTGTTTACTTTATTATTATTTGAGTGTAGGTCATGGCCAATTAAGTAAACGTGTGTAGGACTTTGTTGTTTAATTGCAATATAACCTGCTGTTGCACCACAAGCCCAACCGTGATCTACGGAATTACCTTGCTCGTTTTTCATAATATCTTTTAAAGTATATGTCTTATCTGTATCTCTAACCCAACTTATACAACAACTGCTATAATCAATATATTTTTTTTCTATTTTAGCTTTGTTTCTATGTAATATATCTGCAATACCTTTTAAATTGCTGCCGTGCATAACAAATTCTGTTTGATCTGTTCTTTTGTTTTCTTTTATTAAATCATATTTTTTAATTTCATTAAAATCGTCCATACTAATACTTGTTTCTACAAGACTATCGTACATATAAGCTGGTAGTTTATTCCAATCTCTAAACCAAGTTTCTTTATTCTCACAATAACCACTATGATATATCTCGTGCATAATACCGTGGTCAACTGCAACTAATACATCTGGCGTAAAATCTCTATAAAGTGCATTGCAACCATATATTTTACCAAAAGGTCTTAACTTTTCTAAATTGTAATTTTTTCTACTCTGGCCGTTGCCAATACAAAAAACTCTTTTTATCATAGTAATTTAATTGCCATAAAAGTTATTAATAATAATACAATAATTCTTATAATTTTATTTTGACTCTGACCTAAAATATAAAATGCACATATAAATGCTAATACATACAGAAAAATATTAAAAATCATTTTAAAAATATTTCTTTTAAGATTATTTTAATTGCTGTTTCATTATACTTTACAAACGCCTTATATTTTTTTAGTCTTTGTGATTGAACAGGCCATACCACTTTTTCATTAATTTGTCTATCCCACTGATTACTATATTGTATGGTATTATTAAAAACGACAGCAGTCTCGTATGATATTTTTTTTGAGAGAACCAATTGTAAAAATCTAGGATGTTGTCCAGAAGATACATGAAAGCCATCATCAAAAGAAAGATTACGAGCATTGA